GGTGCAATTATTATTGCTGTTTTTACTGAAAAAGGAAAAGGCCCTGCTAGAAATCAAACTTTAATTACTACAGCAGTAAATGTTTTAGAAACTTTAAATAATACTGCAAAAACAAATTCTGGGGTGTTTTTAAGAATAGGAACTATTAGTGGTCCAGATTTTTCAACAACAGAAACTCCACCTTTATTTGAAGGCAGAATAGATACTTCTTATATTGCTACTGATTTAGATTAACAAAATGCAAAAAACACGCTAATGTATAGGGTA